AATGTTATATGGAACTGGAGTATACATAGTTGAAACCGATGCATCACCAACCCCACACTTAATCTGTTGCATACGATTTAATTTCCTAGAGGAGTCATAATTATACCCAATGATTTCAAATGACATTCTTGGTAAAGAAGTATATGTGTGATTTTGTAAATTTGGATCTGAATCTAAACGAACTAACCACTTTTCTTTTGGGGCATATGCAAGAGGAATTTGTAATCTTTGGATAGTTTCACCAGTGACAGAATCACCTTGTTTGCGATCGATATAGATGTCACTGAATAAAGCGCCAAAACCTACGATGCACTTTCTAATAATTCCGTGATAAAATACGCTATTATTTAACATTAGTCAATAATCCCACCAGTAAAGTTCCAAGCGTCGTCAGCAAAAACAGCAGTTGCAACACCATTTAATATGTAGTTATCATTTGCTTTATAAAATGGACTCCACCAAGCATTTGTAAATTCTGATGTTGATCCATCTGAAGGATTAATATATCTTACATGAGCAGCTTGAATCCATATTGAACCAAATACATTAGTTGCACCAACCTTTGGAATAAAGTATAATACCTGTCCTTCATATCCATCTGCAAGAGTATAGTCACCAGATTCTAATACATGTGTTTGTTTAGTTAAATCAATTACACCAGATCCAGTGTTTGTGATTGAAGATACATTGATAATCATATCATCAATACCATCAGTACCACCTAGAACTGAACCATTAATATTAAAAATAGTTTCACCAACATATCTTCCTGGTAATCCTGGATCATTAATAGTAAATGATGGTGCACCACTTGTAATTGAAAAACTTAAATTAGCATTTGATACACCACCTGCAACACCAGTACCATTTAACCAGTTTGGATTAGATGGTGGGTCAGAAACAACACCTGATAATACATTAGTAATTAGTGGTGCTACTGTAGAAGATTTAGGTGTAAGATAATTGTTATTTGAATCTTTAATACTACCATTTATCGGCAAAACTAAATTGCCGTTTAAATCAAATTCCCACTGATAACTCTGTTCTGTGTCGGCATTATATGTATATAAAACAATACTACCCCCACCACCAGGATCACCACCACCATAAACACTTATAGCAGCATGCCAGTTTCCAGTATTAGTTTTATATACAAGTGATACTGGAGTTTCAGTAGTGCCATTACTTAATCCAGTCCATCCCATACCTTCTGCAGCAATCGTTCCACCTGTTGGAAACTGTAGTTTACCATCAGTGCTGAATATCCATTTATTACCAACACCATTAGCAATACTAATTGTTCCATCATGATTGACTTGAACATATTTTAGATCATCACCTAAAAATAAATCACCATTACTATTTTCTCCACTACCTGCTGTAATATGAATATGAGGTGCGTCTGCATTCCATGTTGGGTAAATTCTAACATATTGACCCCACGATGTATATAAATCACCTTCGTTTGGCTGTCCTTCTGGAATTACTCCATCGTTAGGAACCAATTCAAGACTTCCTTGGGGTAAATCAGTAGTGTCACCTACGATAGCTATACCCTCAAATGTAATACTACCTGTATTTAAATTTGCATTATATAATTCTGTAAAGTTCTCGTTAACTTTAGTGAATGCCGTTCTTAGTGGATCACCAGTTCCATCATTTGCTGTTGTTCCAATGTTAATAGTTTGTTTTGCCATTATACTCTGTCCGCTGTAATAGTTGTTGAGTCTGAATACACTGAAGAACTATCGGATGTAAAAATAACATCTGGAATAGTATCTGTAATAATTTGTTCCGCTGGAAATTTATTTATTAAATCAAGTTCACCAAATGGATTACTTGTACTGAATAATATATCAGATCCAGCTTCTTTAAATTTGTTGTTGTCTCCGAAAGATTCTACCTTGTCAACATCAACTTCAATGGTTGACGTTGCTGCAGCATTAGATCCATCACCACCAACAAATGAAATTATTGGAGCAGTTTGATATCCAGCGCCACCATCTATTATTGTTACGCTAACAACTTTATCAGAATTAGATCCAGTTCCAAGATTAGCAGTGGCAATAGCACCTCGTCCAGAAGAAGAAGTAAACACAACATTTGGTGCAGAAGTATACCCAGACCCATTATTGGTCATAGTTATACCTGTTACTGCACCGTATGGAGATCTTGTAGTATTTGTTGTAAATGATTTAAGAGTTTCAAATGCATCAACTTCTGCATTGCCAGTATCGATACGTTCAGAAGCATACTGGAACAATTCAACTTGAAGTTTATAAACATACAGTTTACCAAGCTGATAAAATGGGTCTTGATGCTTAACAAATTTAATCTCAAACAAACCTTTTGTTAAAGGAAAATATAAAAGATCTCCCTCGCATGGTCTGCTTGGAATAATTGTTTGTCCATAACGACCAATAAATTGTTCCCAACGTCTACGTGCAACAACAAGAGTTGCAGACTGTTCCATCATTAATCCAAATTTCTGAATAAATGCGCCTTGTCCGTCAAAAGAGTCTACGTTCTCAAAATACATTTCGATTGGAAACGAAGATGTAAATTTACTCAAACGATCTTCACCAAGAATTTCATCTTTTGACACTAGAGTTCTTGGTATATAAAAGAAGTCCTGCCCATATATGCGCAAAGACTCAATGATCAGATCTTCAACAAGATACTGCTCATTGCGGGTGCCCTGAGTGAAATAAACATTAGTTGGCATTTATTATCCTAAAAAGAAATCAAGTGGAGCAGACTTGTTTTGTAATTCGTCTTCTAACTCTTTAATCTCTTCTGTTGCTTCTGAATAAAGTTTATCACCATCTAAGGTAACACCACCTGGAAGTTGAATTCCAGAGAATTTTTTAATGTTAGTAGCCCACTGTTTTTTAAATAAAGCAATAACATAATGTTTTAACCATTGTTCATTATAAACTTTACTCCAAATTGTAGGATCCATGGCACGGTATCCCTCAACGATAATATAATCACCAAGGATAAAATCAGTTGGCCAATTTGCGTCTAAGTACAGACGACCATTTAAACGATTAAATTTGAAACGCTGGTGACCATTTAATTCTAAATCTAATAACGATAGGTGAGACATTACTGTCTTGTAATAAATGATTGATGTAGATGTCAGATCGTACAAATCATTTAAACGTAGTTGATACTGCAAATCGAAAATGTTCTTAGAAGAAGATGCTTGACCTGCAGATAGAATTTTTGTGACACCCCAAACGTAGTCTGGAATCTCACAATAACGATTATCATACTCACGTAATACAACTGGATCATGGTCTACTGCCCAATCTCCACTGTCACCATCGATGTGAACTGGTCCACCACTATTCCAATCTCCTGTAACATTTTTAACAAGAATAGTTCCAGTACCACCATCCATGGTAGATTCTATATCTGAATGACGACAAACTGTCGCAACTCCACCATGATCATTAGTTAATGTAGCACCAACAGGAGGAATAGATCCAATATCATATACTGTTAATAATGAAGCACGAATCTGCTGCTTCATTTGAATCTGTTCTATACCCTCATAGTGATATAGACGCCAGTAATCTAAAGCCTCGTCTAAACGATCTTCTAATTGATCGTCATCTACGTTTATCTCAAGCACAGGCGCACCTAGTGCTCTCAAAGCATACTGCTTTAATTCTTCTCTAGATGCAACTGCCATTTTAGTTTCCTAATTTTGCTTTTAGTTCTTCGATCTGTGCTTGCTGTTCTTGAATTGCTTTAACTAAAACAGAAACCATCTGAGCGTAGTTTAAATTCATCATACCAGCAGAATCTTGTCCAACAAACTCTGGCATAATTGGAGCAACTTCTTGTGCAATCAAACCAACTTCATGTTTGTCATTCTTATCGTACTCTACAGAACGTAGTTGCATAACTTCTGCTAAACCATAAACAGAATTTTGAACATTTGATTTAACTCTTGCATCAGAAACAGAGTAGAAGTTTGGAGAAAGAATATCACCAGTAGCTTCAATTTGTCCATCAACATTTAGGTTGATGTTCATGTTCCAAGATTCATCAGAACTTGCGTAAGTGATTTCTTTATCAGTTGCACCCTTTAGAGTAATACCACCACCGTTTGCAGTAGTATCTGATGGAGTTCCAACAGAACCAAGTTCAATGTTTTTGTCATCAACAGAGATTGTTGTTGAGTTGATTGTTGTAGTTGTACCGTTAACTGTTAGGTTACCAGCAATAACAACGCCAGAGTATGTAATACCCATGGCTTTAGTAGAGCCAGTTCCAGCAGAGTCTTCAACGTAGAATTCTAGTTCACCGTTAGATGCGCCTGCAGAAGTTTCTGCAATAATGTATGTTAATGCGTCAACAGACTTAACACCACCTAATGATGACCATGCGCCAGAGGCATAACCTTCAAAACCAGAGATGCTAGTATTGTAACGAATCATACCTACTGCTGGAGATCCTGGACGCTGAGCAGTAGTACCGACTGGTAATGTCCAGTGGCTAGTACCAGTTGCAGCAAGGATGTTTAGACCAGCAAGAGATGTAGAAGTTGCACCAAGAGCGATGGCAGTAGAACCAACGGTAACTTGACCAGCTGCCCAAGTAGGCGCATAACCAGCGCCAGCTGATTGTAAGAACGTGCCTGCTGCGCCAGCAGTAATGAAAGTGGTTAAATCAGTATCAGACTGAATCAATAACTGTCCAGCAGAACCACCAGCAATGTTGGAAGCTGTTGTTGCAGTAGTTGCAGCTCCAGAAGTAATAGAAGAAGCACTAACCCAAGTAGGAGCATTTGTACCACCAGAAACTAGAACCTGACCAGCAGTACCAGCAAGTGTCAGTCCTAATCCTGAACCACTAGAATATGCAACAGCACCAGCCACTGCACTTAAAGCAGATCCAGTGCCACCATATCCAAGAGGAACAGCGCTACCATTCCATACAGAACCTGTAGAAAATGTCTTATTTAATACAGTTTGTGCAGATGTAGTATTTACAAGAGTAGCTGCACCACCAGCAGTATTACCATCGTGGATTCTAAGCGTGTAAACATCAGTATCAACAGACAACTCTCCAACTGCACCAGTAAAGGCATTGTTCTGTGTTGTTGTACCTCTTCTTAATTGTACTTGGGTTGCCATGTTTTATTTCCTTTACTTTATTTATTAAGCCTGTGCCTCAGACCAGAATAAGTTAATATTTACCGTAGCAGTTTGTGCACTCAAGTTTTTAACAACAACTGCTAAAACGTCTGGACCATCTGGATAGTTAGAATAACCACCAATGGCAGAATTTGTTAATTCTTTAAGGTTTGACAAGTCAATCTCAGAGAATCCATTTGGCTGACCAAGTGTAGAGAAGTTCTGCTCACCTGGAGTAGCTGCAGTAGAAGTACTTGTAGAAATCTGAGCGAAAGATGGCTGTGAACCTAGCAATGATGTATTAACTGATTGCCACGTTAATGATGATGCGTCAATATTACCTGGATTCAGAATACCATAAACTTGAACTGACTTATCTGATTGAACTTGTAATTTTTGTAGTAACAATTGTGAACGATTAATAAGGTCACGATCTCCAAAGTTACCAGCAATTGAGTTAGAAACAGATGGTGCCAATCGTAAGAAGAAAACTGTCTCACTTGAGGAGGCATCAACTGTTCTAGATGTTTCTGCGTAATTGAAGTAATATCCACGGTCAGTATCAAAACCACCGTCCATAATATATGAAGAACCCCAGTGGTTAACGATTGGAGAACATGATACTGTTAACAGCGTAACTGCTGTAAAACCATTATTTGCATAGTGTGCTGCAGCAGTACCGCCAGTAAATGTTTTAGTAGAACCACCAATAAACATCTGGAATGATGCGCCACGTGTACATCCTGTTAGTGTATCTCCAGCTTTACCAGTATAATTGATACATTCGTTACCAATCAAAATAGTACCACCACCAGATGGAAATCTGCTAGCATCATATAACGTAATTGATGTATCAGAAGATGAAATATTCTGATATAATCTGTCACGTGCAGATTCATTAATAGCCTGATAACGAACTGCAGAGTTACCAGTTCTCATATAGGCTTCATCGTTAATATTGTTTTGTTTCATGCGGTGGGCAAGAATCATATTACCATCTGCACCACGACACATAAAATCAATAAAGCCAGCACCATACCATGAGAAAGAAATACCAAGCATCTGCATTTTGTTTAGGTTAATGTTATAACCAGAGATACCTGTTCCATCTAATGGGTCTATATTAAATTCAGATTGTGGTACACGACTATCAATAACTTGTGCAATTTTAATACCAGAAGCATTATTAACGCCACGATATTCTGGATTAATAGACATAGAGTTATCATCGGTAATAGAACCTACACGATATGTCATACCACGAATAACAATAGAATCGCCAACTTTTAATTGTTGTGTAAAACGACAGTTTGTTCCGCTAACCGTTTGTGAGCCAGAAGTAACATTAACATAACCAGACAACTGATATGTTGCAGAACGCTTAACTACAGATAATTCTTGACCATCAAATTCCCAGAACAATCCATTTTGATCATCGAATGGACCAACACGTGTAGTTGCACCAATCCAGTTTTTAACTGTTACACGAGGTAAATTTGTGATAACAGCAGAGGTGCTCCCGAGTGTTTGAATAGCTGCAGTAGTAAATGTTGACTCATTAACAACGCTAACAACACCGTAAATTCCGTTATATCCAGAAGTGACAACTCCGCTAATTTGAACAATAGCGCCAGCTTGTAAACCATGGTCAATTTCAGTAGATACTGTAATAACTGAACCAACAGAAGTTCCATTTGCAGAAATTTGATCTAAATTAATAACTGGATTAAATAGAACACCAGATGTCCACAATACACCTTTACCAGATTGATAACGCATGTATTTTTTAGTTTGACGGGATACAGAAGCTCCATGAGAAGGTAAGAACGTACCTATGTTAACACCACCATCAAATGGTCTGTGTTGAACGAAGGCGTCTGAACGAGTATAAGTAGATGCCACAATACCAGAGTTTTGTACTGCGCCACCAACTCGAGCAGTAAAGGTAAATGTGTTACCAGATGGAACTGTTTCTGCAAAAAAGTTACCATTCATTAATTCATGATATGTTCCTGTGGAAGTGACCACGTTAACGATAGGAGCACCTGGAACAAGACCGTGATTACCTGCACATGTAACCGTGATTGTAGATGGAGACTGACCATTGCTTGTATAACCTGTTACATTAATAGCAGACCCAGCATAGAAACCACCACGGCGTGCATATGTTGATTGGTTATAAACAGAAGTTCCATTTACACCAACAATACCTTTTGCAAAAAAGGTAAACGTAGTACTGGAAGGAACTGTAGAAACAATAAACGATCCCTCAGCACGAGCAGCATTAGAAACACCAGCTGTACCGAAAATAATAACTGGCTGAGCAACACTTAAATTGTGGGCTTCAGAACAAGTAACAGTCATAACTGATGGGTTACCACCGTCTGAAACGATGTCTGTAATAAACAAGTCAAGACCAGGTTTTTCATAAATTCCTGGTACTCCACGAATTTCTGAATAGTTCTGCCATTTAGTAGGTTGTAAACCATATTCAAAGTCAGCGTCAATTAATGATTGTGGGCTGGCAATACGCATGCGCTCGATCGCATCAACACCGAAAGCGTATGGACGAATAATGTTACCGATTTGTTTTGGTGCGTCAGTATAGATGGCAATCTTATCTGTTGACAACATTGTTGACGTATCGGCTGCAAGAGTTACAGTAGATACACCTGCTTGTTCTGAATAAAATGTTGTGCTGTCATCTGGATCGTATACAATAGATCCATTTTTAGTTGGGTCACCGATAGCGTAGATATTTACTTGTTGCGTTTTGTTTGCAATAATTAGCAACTGAGTTAAGTCGACTTTACCTGGAAACTTGATTGTACCTTCACCAGCTGTATTTGGGCTAAAAATATATTTTTCAACTAATTGACGTGCCATGTTATAATTCCCTTTTAGAATCCGAAAATAATAGAATAACCAAGATAATCTGATTTAACTGATTGATCAAGGTTAGATAATGAAACAACACCATCTAGGCGCAACGGTCCAAGATCGTATGTTAATGGAACAGCCCCACCAACTGCACCAAGATCTTCTTCTGCGATGATATTTGTATCATATACATATCCAAGATCTGAAGTAGCTTGCGGAGCAAAAATTTGTGAGTTACCAGATGTACCAGTATAAGCAATAGAAATGCTGCCACTTGTATTTGTAATCTGAATATAGTCACCACCTGTCAAACGATTTAATGTGAAACCGTTTGAAGAGTTACCAATTAGCAACTGTCCAACTTCTGGCGCAGTTGTTTGTCCTGTACCGCCATTTGCGATACTTAATCTATTTGTTAAAGTTAAAGAGTTTAATGTAGTAGAGCCAGCTGATAATGTTCCACTTAGTGTTGTATTGCCAACAACCCCTAATGTGCTTGTAAAATATCCTGTTGTGCCAGCGATTGCGCCGAACTGAACTGGACCAGGAGTTCCGCTATAAACTTCTGAAGTGTTAGTAGCATCTGGGATAAATGTAAATTTACCAGAACTGTCGTCGTAACCAAAGAAACCTAATTTTGCAGAAGTTCCATTATGCCAATTAAACTCAACACCACGATCTCTATTGTCATCTAATTCTAGAGGAGACGTTCCACCTAAAGTAATAATTGGGTCTGTTACAGCGAGAGTTGTAGACTCAATAGTAGTAGTCGTACCCTCAATTGTTAAATTACCAGTAAGAGTTAAATCACCATCAACAGTAATACTACCTGGAAGAGTGGAGCCATCGATATAGTTTGTAAAATCAGCACGTGCAAGTTCAAAACCACCTTGTGTCGAACCATCATGTAAATGTACTGAATGATTAGTAGAGTTTAAAGTGATCTCACCACTAGCACCAGTAAATCCTGATGTTTGACTAGCAGTACCTCTTCTTAATTGTAATTGAATTGCCATGTTTCTCTCTTATACGATAGATCCGTGATCTTGCACGGTATAAACAATTTCTGTAATATATCCCATATCATATGGAACAACACCAGAAGCGGTAGATCCAGACGCACCAATAACATCAATAACACCTTCTTGGCTAACTTGTAACCCATTACCAATAATCACACCACCTAAAGTAGATGTTGTAGCAGGAGATATGCTTCCACTACCACCACCCCCTGTAGAGGAAATTGTAATAGTATCTGTTGAATTATTAGTGGTGATTGAGATACCATCACCAGCAACAAGAGTTAGAGTATCTTGATAATTATCAGCGATTACATTGCTTTGTCCAGCAACAGAAATAATTTGAAAAGTAGCTGTTGGTAAGGTTGGTATATCTGTAAGGTCATTATATGAGCCACTAAACAAAGATGGTTTATTGGTTAAATCATCATAATCTCCTGTAGTCGCAACAGTAGATAGTATAGGCTTACTAGAAAGATCATCATAAACGCCACTAAAACCAGAAATAACTCCACTACCATTAATAGTGATAGTTGTTCCGTCTATTTTAACACCACCAAGAACTACTGTTGTCGCCGTAGGTAAGGTATAATTTCCACCACCAGCGCCACCACCAGCTGTTAATAAATTTGTACCGATATTACCATCAGCGTCTGTAATATCAAGATAAAACCCTCTATTTACTCCACCAGATTCATAGATACGAATTTTATCTTGATATGTGTCGATAATAATATTACCGTAGATATCTGTATTAGTTTCTGGCGCTGTTAAAGTTATACCTGCGCCAGTGTTTCCAGATTCACCACTGATGACTGGAGATACTAATGTTTTATTTGTAAGGGTTTCTGTTCCAGCCAGAGTTGCGTATGCAGTTAAATCTGAAGCAAAGCTGGATATTTCGTTGGAAGAATTTTTAAAATACAGTAGACCATCAGCGTAGTTTATCGCTAATTCACCGTATTCTAAATCTCCAGTTAAAGGGACTTTATCCGCAACTGAAGATTTTTTGAGTATAATTCTATTACCCATTCATCTTCCTAAAAAGGTTAAAAGAGGGAGTAATAACTCCCTCTGACTTACTATTATTTAGTAAGTGCCACCGTCAATGTTAAAACCGTCAAGAGTGCTAGTGCCAGTACCTGCACCAGTTAAATTGGCTGATACCGTAACATTTCCAGTAACACCTAATGTGCTAGAAAGAGTAGTAGCACCAGTTACCGCTAATGTAGAACTTAAAGTGGCTGCACCTGATACAGCCAACGTACTTGTTAAACTAGTCGCACCATTTGCAGATAATGTAGTAAACGCACCACTCGAACGAGTTGTGGCACCGATTGGCGTATTATCTACAGTACCACCAGAGATAGTTAAATCATTAGCAATATATGCGTCAGCAATAATATTACCATTCCAAGTACCAGTGGTAATTGTACCAAGAGTTGTGATGGAAGTTTGACCAATATACGTAGATGCAATAGTAATCGCATCAGAAGTTACTGTGATTTTATCAGCTGTACCACCAACTGCAAACACACCAGAAGTATATGTTAAACCATCACCAGCAGCACTAGAAGCAATCTGAACATTGTCA